CGATTACATGACTATCGAAACAACCACATACTAAAAGTTCATGACTTGGCCAACCAAGTCACTACATCTTAAAGAATGTCTTATTGGTTGACCCTTAACTCAACTACAGGAGCGTCAGCGCCATGCACTGACTAGGCCGGAAATTTAACCGATTTCGATACTATCTACTACTACCTACTTAATTTTTATCGGTTTTATTTCTTTTTCTTGTTATCGCTCACCTACGAAGCGGGGGGCAACGGCTTGTGATCATACACATAAACCGTCGGGGTGCTAATGAACCACAAGAAACTGAAATCAGTCCCCGCAGAAACATAAAGCTGGGTGGCCGTCACTGAATTAACCCCGGGGGGACGTATGATCTCCACGATTAGAGAATCATACTTACGCCCAAGGCCACGATGAGTGGCATTCCTGGCGATACCCACAGTTGTTGACCACTGTGCGTCAGGAATCTCATTCACAGTCCCCAAGCCGATATTGGTCGGCTGAAAGGTATTCATACCATAATAGGGGAAAGAAACAGTTAGACCAGCATTCACACGTTGATTTGTGAGTGCTAAACCACCAGTACCTGGATCCATATTGTTGGTATACCAGGCAACTTGCTGAGTATCAGTACTGACAGCGTCAGTATAAGCAAAGATCCCAGGCGAATTTTCAGATCCACTGCGAAACATTCGGATATTTCCAACTGTTGCGCTAGAATCAGAGTTCAACGTGTATTCCAATGATCCGCGAACTCCAACGAAACCAGGCCAAAGCCAGGTCAGTGCATTCACACTGGCAAAGTTTCCTACTGTTGCAGTCGCATCATCTTGCTTACGCATTGAATGAAAGCCATTGGGGTCATACCCAAATTGAGGTGGTGTCCGGCTCAGACGAACGCCATTAACTTGCGCATTGCCTGATGTCACTTGTCGTGCATGTAAATTCAGAAGCAATTGACGCCTCTGGATAACAGAACGCAACGTCCCAACTTTCTCACCCATATTCATGAGATAACGAGCGTCAGGAGCATCAGTGGTGGAGAGAGTTTCAAGTCCAGATTGGGGAGCGAAGTACGATACAACTTCCCCATTATCCATACCAGGACCTGCAAACTCAAGATTCTCAGCACCACGGACAAACACAAGTACAGCCACATTCGCTGAACCGTTTGGTGAAGACAACTCTGTCTGCACGCGCATAGTGATGGTGCCATTATCGTAACCCTCCCGATAGCGATAATCAGGTGACGTGAAATTAGCCCACACACTACTATCCATACGCGATGGCAATGTACACCATGGTGTGGCTTGGCAATAGGGTACTCTAATCTCAAAGTCCGTATTTGTCGCCAAGTCCACAATATAAGTTTGCGCAACTGCTGACGTGTCAGCTGTGTTGGCAATATTAGTTGCGATGGATCCCATCGGGTCATATGTTATATACACACGACCCTTATGATAGGGAGTGCACACAAATTTAAAGCGGTATATAATGTCACCTCTCCAGTACCTGAAAAGCTTGGAAGCCCAACACATTGGCGTCATATTAATTAACGCCGCGCTGGTCACACCCAAGCTAGCCCAAGTATAAACCTTTGGGGTAACACGACCACTAAAAAGCAGAGTGTCTGTCGTCTGCGCTGGTGTCCATCCAAATAAATCAACAAAAGATTCCCGAGTCACGATGCTCTTGATATCCAACGGGTCACCACTCGGTAATCCGTGTAATTCCGGGCTAATACCCAATTCATTTTTGGGATCCAATGTCAATTTCATCACTGGATGAGATGAACCAACGGTAGACATGTTTGGGAATGCAGTGGGTCGAAGACTGGTATCGCCAGATATGTCAATCTTGTTCGAAAACCCGAACAAAGATGTGATCTTGGCAATTGCTGACGCTCCAACTTGTGTAGCAGTCATTAATTTACCAATCATAGGCGAATCAACGTGTTTACCAGCAGCCTCCGCAACCGCAGAAGCTGGCCCCGAGAACGGACCGACATACTCGTCACGTCCGCTCTGCATTGCAAACCCAACAGTCGGACCACTAAGTTCAACATCCTCCATCCAAGCATATACCTGAATAGAACAATCGATGTTGACACTTGTTGTGGCGGACTGTAATGGTGTAACGATGTCCACATGAAGTAGACCCATAGCACGCGCCGCGTCAGCAGCACTTAACTCCAACCAATCCCTGAAGTAGATAAACGGCAAAGTTAGTTCACCGCCTGCACTATTGCTTGGGTAAACCCAAACGTGCGGTCTCTGAGACCTCGGGACTATATGATCAGTAGTCAAACCAGTGTCAATCGGTTCATCGTTATAACCAGATAGTGGCCAATAAGAAATCAACGCTGCTCCATATACGAATGGCGTCGCATTGACTAAGATCTTGACCTTGAGATTACCTCTAATGAAAGCGTAATTCTCAAGCTTAGATTTAATGTATGTGTTGTTTAAAAACTCATACCAGGGGCAAAGTACTTGGTACTCACCAACTGGGTCTGAAGTTGTCCACAACGAATACATTATTTGCACTGGACGAGATAAAAATTTCGCCAGTGTCACCTGCTCCATAGCCGAAGCTGCTACAGGTGCAGCGCTAAAACCGTCTCTCTCACCTGCAACTGCAGATGCAAATTGAACAGTTTCTTCGCGCTCGACCTCCTGAGAGGTCTCCTGAGACGTTTCAATCGTCCCAGATTGGAACTCATAGTCCTTGATAATTCTTTGAGTTGTTGCTGACCGGTTATTTAAACCAGACGAGTCTAGGCCAATAGAACTCTCTGGGTTTGGGACATTTGACGACCTACCGATATCTGCCTTAAATAAGGCCTTTGAGGGGCGCTCTGGTGAGTCTCGTTCCTGATCCATTCTTACCTCACTTTCCCAAGGTTTAGCACAGTCACTATCCGAAACGTCAGCACTTTGGTTTGTATGTAGGACCTCACTGAAATGGCCCGCGACAGGACGTTTATAACGTCCCGGCTCTTTTGATCCCTTGAAGAAATCCCGTTTTTCCGATTTCTTGGCGTAATCAGCTGCTAAGTAATCCCACGATACAAATGTGTGTGGTTTCACATGCAGGAGTAAACCTGCTTCCTTAACTGCATTTTGCAATTCTGCAACCTTTACGTCAAATACTTCTCTCCCATGGAAGAACAATTCTCTCACAGCGCTACCGACTTCGCTGATAGTTTGTTCAGTCATGGGAACCGATCTTGATCGCACACACTTCATCACCATTTTCTCAATCGATGACATTTCAAGTGCGGCAACGTAGTGTCCAAGTTCCTCATCAAAGCGGAACGATCTCTTGAGATAAGAGATTTGATGTAGACCCTTATAATCAGGTCCTTCAAAACTCTTATCAGCACTCGTGTAGCCAATACCTACTGAAGCCAACGTGTCTCTAATAGTGGAATACGACATCCACCAACAATCGGGATGCACGCGGGTCACCCCGTCATCTCCATAGGTTGTCAGGAAGACATATAATGTGAACTTCGAAAGATCCTCCATAGGATCATTCGTGACGTAGACATAACGCATTAGGATAGAATGTCCCAAGCAATTAAAGACTACAGTCGCTGGATTTCCCGAGGAATTCATTCCATACAACTGAAACAAAGACCCAAAGAATTCCAGGTTCACATACATCGCATCAAGACCAATCAGGTACATAATCTGAAGGTCCTCGATTGAATATTCACCACTAGCTTCAGCAAGATTCAGCAACACCTTCAATACGGCCCTCAAGATAGGAGCCTTCAGCGCAGTATCAAACTTTGCGAAGTCTCCATCTATCAGTCGCTCACCATATTCTTCCAACTTTTGCGCTAACTGATCCCATTCTCCTGTGTTGGCAGCAACACCAGGAGCGGCCTCAAATGCCTCATGGGAAGTGTAAAACAACCGTAATAGTCTCAAGAAATACTTCCTGAATACTATAGTGTAGACAAGAGGACTTACCTGGAACATCCGAGTCATATTCTTACGAATCTTCTCAAACTTCCGTGGTTCATCCTTTAACGCAGCAGTAAAGATTGGATTATAACGAGAGCCACTCTTATAAGTGTCAATCGCTTCCTCGACAGCTTTCGCTATCTTGGGATCCAAGATCAATTCACCATCATGACATCCATTGATATCCTGCAAAAACTTCTTCTTTGGCCCCCTATAAGGGAACCCACAGGATGTTGAGACGTTAATTCGATCTAGGTGAGCAATTCCAGGAACACCATTAATAGCCTCCTCTAGCGAGGACACGCCTAAGTCTTCCTTCCAGTCATCAGGTAAACGGTTCATTATGTCAACTGTAAATGATTCAGCACACTGTTCTAGTATACCATTGTCCAACCAGCACTTTGCATCTAAAATGTCTTTCAGAGCATTGTGTTTAGGTTGCCAACCAGCCATAGCAGGTGCACCATAGTTGCAGACCCAACCCTGTCGAGACAGGGGTTCATACAGTGGAGTGGAAACCACCGATGATTTAGGATGTGAGCGGAACCCGGCGACAGTACCATAAGCTTCAACGGATCCATCAGAAATAAATCTCAACGGGTCCTTCTTATGAAGTCTAGGTACTATGTCAGGACAATCTGCATCTATAGGCAGAGCTCCAGCATTTGCAACGAATCTAGTGCGTTTCATCATAGCAGCAGTAGCCAATTCACGCCAAACTGGCACAAAAGCAACTTCATTCTTGCGTCCCATTGAGTGTATACCTAAAATAATAGGTCCAGAACTGCCCATCGAAATGGCAACTCCACCACACTGACCAAGGTCAGTGGGTACACTAATGTTAGCCAAAAATGCATCTAATTCATATCCGGAAGTTAGCACTTGCGTCAATTGGAAACGTCCTCCCCAAAACTTAGGAGGAGTCTCAATGTTATTCGGCATATAATGACCGTCAGGTCCACGTACAAGTCTTTCACGACGCAACACGAAACCTTCATGAACACCCCGCAGAGTTTTCTTCGGCAACAATTCAAGCACATTCTTTCTTGGTGGCAAGCTAGGTAACCACACGAAAGCCAGGTCATGTTCCCAATCTACGTCATACATAGATCGGAAAATAGGCATGTCTTTCACGTTCTCGGATACTCCAACTGTTCCACCTAAAAATATGGACATTGTAAAGCACTCTTTATCATGTACCGCACGAAAGAAGTGGGCATTAGTAACCCACAAACAATCTCCAAGAGCAAATGCATTATTATGCACAGCATGTACTCCATCGCGATAAACGAACCTCGCTATACTCTTTGAGAGCTGTCGAGTAATAAACTCTTGCGAAGCACCAACCCAGGATAGAGTTGTGCGCCCCACGTCATAGGATGTCGTCTGGTAGTCGTCTTTATACCACACTGGTTCCTGATCACCTGAATAAGCTTGAAAATCCAAGTCAGCTTTATCATCCCTCAACTTGCCAATCATGGGAGCTTGCTTCACTTCTACATTTTTACGTGTAAAGTGTAGCGCGGCTAATACAATACCCAACAAGGAGAGTATGGTCGTAGAACCAATCAAAATGGCTCTAACCAATGGAGATTTAGCTATTTGAGAACACGTAGCCTTAGCTACATTCCCAAGTAACAGATGAACGGAACCCCAATCAAGAGAGTGAATGAACCTCTCCATCACTTCAGGGGGTAAATTACGTATGGCATATCGAACAAACCATGGTTTGCTAACAAGAAACTTAATGATGCGTAACCTAATCCTCTGCATGAAGGTTAGGGTAGAGTAAGGAATCTCCAAAATCTTATCATAAGGAGATTCCCCTCCATCTTTACCAGCTTGAAATGCTAAGGCAGCAGCCTCCAACACTTCCTCTATATCATCATCTTCCTCAACAGGAGAATCCGAATGTCCACACAAGGACTTAGGTAAAGCACACACATCTCCACCAACTAACTTCTGGCACAATTCCATGCTTGAAATTAAATCAGTAGATTGTTTCATCGTTTTACATTCCACATCATGTTGCAAGATCCTACGCCTATAATATTGCAGAAAATCCGCAATATTATCAAAGCTATGGATCTTTACAAGCTCCATATCCTGAGTACATTTCGGCATGTGAACACCAGCCTTTGGAACTACATTCACTTTGAAGACCTCAAATTCCCAAAAATCTGGGAATACAGAGGCGTCCGTACGAGAATAGTCCAACAAGCGCGCCTGTGAATCACCCTTTGCAAACTGAGCTTTGATCTTCACATCAACAATCATGTGAAATCTCCGCATCACAGCAGAAGGGTTCTCAAAATAGGTACGCACATTCAAATCAACTACGTTGGTTGTAGCTACAACTAACTTCGATTTAACAGGTGTCTTCCCCTTGTCCGTCAACGCAGCTTGCGGAGGTGTAAAAGGTGCTGAATTACAGACACCTAATAACTCCGCTGTAGTCTTATCAGGTTCAGATAGCGTGCCAGGACGAAAAGGTGCGACTTCATCAAAGAAGATAGCCCAATGCGTTGTAGTGAAATTGTTCCAGTGTTCTTCTGTAGAATTTCGGCAATACTTAAATTCAGGAGTAGCCTTGAGTGTACCAGATGGTTCAACTCGAGCATAATACTGATACAGTATGTCACTAAGTGTCGTTTTACCAACACTAGTTCCACCATGTAACAATATAGCAAACGGCGGGTCTCGAACTTTCGCAGCAAATTCAG